GTAAATAGACTAACCAGCAACTCACCAGGAAGCTCAGAGTTCGATTTATCAGTAGAAGAGTTACAATCACTATTAGGAGACGATAAAGAAGGGAAGTAATGAAGTACGGAAACTCCCTTCAAAACGTAGTGAGAACTAGGCTTAACGACCTCTCTTTAAAGAAAGAGCACCATTACGCATATGTAACAGACATTGTTGTTGGGTCTAATGACCCAGAGCTAGAAGGTGCTGTGCGAGTGATTCTTCCAGACACCACTAGTCCTTCAGAATGGATATTCCCAATCAACTACCATACAAGAGCTGTCCCTGCAAAAGGAGAGCTTGTATTGATTTATCCAAGAGATGCAAGAGGTAGAAGATATTATGGTCCTGCTATAAACATCCATAACTACCCAGCTCATAACGCAGTATCCGCAGAAGTAGTAGAAACACCAGACTACGAAGAACCAGACTATGTAAACCCATACAGATTATTCTCAGGAGATACTTTATTTGAAGGTAGGTTTGGACAATCAATAAGATTTAGTCAAACACTACCAGGACAGAACGTATGGTCTGAAGGTAAGGGAAAAGGTAGATCAGCTATTATTATCAGCAGTGGACAACAATCTACAGATGACTCTTCTATTCTTATACAAGAAAATTTAAACAAAGATGCAGCAGCTCTCGTTCTCTTGGAGAATGGGAAACTTAAATTTGATGGTGCTACAGATTACGAAGGTAATCAAGCATTAGTTATTTCTGATAGAATACATCTTCATGCAAGAAAGGATGATGTACTAATAACAACTCTAGAAGGATCTATTGATGTCACTGCTAACAACGATATCAAACTAAATGCAAATCAAAACATTTCTTTAGAAGATACTAATTGGAAAGCAACACTTACAGATATACTTTCTTTAATCGAAAAAGTATTTGAAGGAGGACTTCCAGTGGGTTCTGCAGTGACACTTCCAAGTCCAAGCATCCTTACAGAAATCGCATTACTCAAGAAAAAGTTAGAATAATATGGCGGATATCAACGTACAAGACCAGAGTCAGGCAGCGTTAGATGCTGCCAAAGCAAAAGCCGAAGAAGCAAAGGCAGCTGCCCAAGCTAAATACGACGAAGCTGCAGCAAAAGCTCAAGCACTCCTAGATAGTTTACCAACTCCAAAGGAGCTATTACAATCAATTCAAATGCCAGCACTTCCAACAACAGAATCTGTAGTGGATAAGATAGTTCCAGGACAAATGACCAACACTGAGCTACTTGTGTTTTTGGCACCTGCAAACATATCCTTACCAGGTTTAGATGTTAATACCCTATTACAGCTAGGATTTGTAACACAATTTAGAGAAGCTTTTGCTAATGTAGACACACCTAAAGAGAGGCAAGAACTTGTTGATAAGTATTACGATAAATACGTTACAGAGAATAAAGAAAAATATCAAAGAGGAATTAGTGCTATAAAGACTAAATTCAATTCATCAAAGGAAAAGCTTGATAATCTTATAAAAAGAATTCGTAGTAGTGTTGCAAGAATCGCTAATCCACCTGTAATTGGAACAGCAGCACCCAATCCAACTCGTACTCTACAAGATTATATTGATCTAAAACAGCAAGCTGAGAATGAGCTATCAGCAATCACAGTAGAGCTTATTGACGTAATACTCCTTGCAGAGGCTATTGATTGGGATCTACCAGAACAGTTCGACATACTCGCTCAGTTAATAGGCGGTGCTAAGAAAGCTTTAGAACTAATCCCAGTATAATTTAAATATAATTCATATTTATAACTATGAAGGTATCACAACTAAAAACATTAATTAAAGAAGCTGTAAAAGAAGCAATCCAAGAAGAACTTGGATCAATGCAACAATCAGCTCCAATCCAAGAGGTAAAGGCAGCAACTCCACCACCTCCCCTAGCACCTATCAAAACAGGCAACTCTTTGTTAGATGCTCTCAATGAAACAAAGCATACACTAACAACAGACGAGTACCGTACAATGGTAAATGCAAACTCCTCAATGGTATCAGCCCCAGGATTAGGTATGCAATCACAAGCAGGTCCTCAACCGGGATTAGATCTTTCACAATTAGATTTTACCAAGAACGCAGGAGCTATCTTTAAGAAATCAAACGAATTAGATAAAGCTAAGCATGGCCTATAGAATAAGTAATATAGATCCATTAGACCTACAGGCCCGAAAGGCTGTTGGGGTATCTATTCCCTTTTCTGCAGATGGAGTGTTTAACCAAACATATCAAACCAGTGAAGCTATAAAGAATAATATTATAAACTTCATTCTTACAGGAAAAGGTGAAAGATACATGAATGTGGGATTTGGTTCTAGTATACGTAATTATTTATTCGAACAAATAAACACAACAGACTTACAAGCACTAGAACAAAGCACTCGTGAATCTATTGAGTTAAACTTTCCAAGAGTAACAATCAATCAGCTATCTATTAGTCCTGATCACGATAGAAACTCAATCTTTTTTAAGATAGGTTATTCTGTAAAGCAAACAAACATAGCAGATAGTATTAGCATAAACTTTATATAAGATGGCTGAAGAAAGAGATATAAAATATTCAAATAAAGACTTTGCAGGGTTAAAGCAGCAGCTCATTACATTATCTAAGAGCTACTTCCCGGATACCTACAACGATTTCTCTCCAACATCTCCAGGTATGATGTTTATGGAGCAAGCAGCTTATGTAGGTGATGTAATGTCTTTCTATCAAGATATTCAGGTACAAGAAACCTTCTTACAGTTTGCAGAAGAAAAGCAAAACTTATATAACCTAGCCTATATGATGGGCTACCAACCTAAGACAACAGGTTTAGCAGAAACAGTTTTAACAGTATTCCAACGTGTACCTGCAGTAACAGTGGGAGTGCAGCAACAACCGGACTTTAGATACGCATTAGAGGTAGCACCAAACTTAACAGTGAAATCAAACGATGGAGCTCAAGTTCCTTTTTATGTTCCTGAAGGAATTGATTTTGCTTTTAGTAGTAGTTACTCTCCTACCGAAGTGTCAGTATATGCAACAGAATACGATTCTGGAACTGGTCAAACAAACATCACAGAATTCTTATTAAGCAAGAAAGTTAAGGCATACTCAGGTACAATTGCAACAGAAGAAATAGCAGTAGGAGCTGTAGAACAATTTTACACAACTACACTCACAAAAGGAAGTAGAGAGATTGCAGGTATTTTAGAAGTAACCGATTCAAGCAATAATACTTGGAAGGAAGTTCCTTATTTAGGACAAGATACTGTTTTTACATCAACAAACAACACGGAATCAGATAGTGGTAGAGTTTTAAACAAATTAGAACTTCAACCACAACCACGTCGCTTTATAACCAGGTATAACACTAATGGGGATTTAGTTCTACAGTTTGGTTCAGGTACATCAGGTGTATCTAACGATACCTTTGTTCCTAACCCAGCTACAATTGGAGATGCTAACTATGGTGGTATTAGCGGTATTGATATTGCGTATGATCCAACAAACATGTTATTCAGTGATTCGTATGGACTTGCACCAAGCAACACTACACTAACTGTTAAGTACATTGAGGGATATGGAGTTGCAGGTAATGTTAGATCAAATCTCTTAACAGCTATTACTAGCATTTCATCCGAGTATAAAGATTCGAGTATTACAGGTAACACTTACAAGAACAGCATTGCAGTAACAAACGAAAAAGCAGCTCAAGGTGGTAGGGATGGAGATACTCCTGAAGAGATTCGTCAAAACGCTATGGCAGCATTTAATGCTCAGCGTAGAGCTGTCACAAGATCGGATTACTCTGTAAGAGCTCTAAGTCTCCCAGCTAAATATGGTTCAGTAGCAAAAGCTTACACAGCACAAAACCAACTCACAAGCGGTTTAAATAGTAATCCATTGGCACTCTCTTTGTATGTTTTAGCATACGATAATGATGGTACATTAGTTCCTGCTACATCAACTTTAAAGGAAAATATTAAAACATACATAAGTGAGTATAAAATGCTTTCAGATGCTATTGATATTCAAGATGCTTATGTAGTTAATATTGGCGTTACATATGAAGTAGTTATACTACCTGAGTACAGTAGTAGGGAGGTGTTAATTAAGGTACAAGAAGTTGTAAAAGATTTCTTTAATATAAACCGTTGGTCAATAAATCAACCAATTGAATTATCCAAACTCTACACAGCAATTGATAGAGTGAAAGGTGTACAATCAGCAGAGAACATTGAGATTACAAACAAAGTAGGAGGACAGTATTCAGATGTGGCATACAGTATTAGTGTTGCTACCAAAAAGAATGTAGTGTACCCAAGTTACGATCCAATGATTTTTGAAGTTAAGTTTCCTGATAGAGACATTGTAGGACGTATAACAACAATTTAAGATGGCAATATACAGATTATATCCAAGTAAAGATTCAACCCTCTATACAAGAGTAGAGGACCTAAACGCTGGTGCAGATGCAATGCTAGAGTTGGGTAGTGATAAGTTTGGTAATGCCATGCGTTCTATCCTACAGTTTGATCAATCAGAGATTGATGATACTATTGATAACATCATCCAGAGTACGGGATCTTATACTGCAAACTTAAAGCTATACACAGCCAATGCTGAAAACCTTGGAGAGGATAGCCAAGTATTTGCACTACCAGTAGCAGAATCTTGGACTGAGGGTGTTGGACATTATGCAGATGCCCCTTACAATGCTTTAGGTGTTTCTTGGAAGTATAGAAATGGAAATGCACCATGGGACACAGCAACATATGCAAGTGTAGATGATGGAGAAACAGTTGGAGGTGGTACATGGATACTAACAGCTGATACAAACTATCCAGAAGGAGTTTATAACGGAACACCACAAACAGTATCTATCACAGGTTCATACGATCACGTTTACAAAGGATCTTTAGATATCAATATAGATATGACTCCTTTTGTACGAGTAACCTACCATGATGAGTTGGTAAACAATGGTATTCTTTTAAGGATGAATGTTGAAGAGTTTTCAACAGGATCTATGAGCTACATGCAATTGTTTGCAAAAGATACTAATACTATTTACTATCCAAGTTTAGAGTTTAAATGGGACGATTCTGTTTACTCTTCAACTCTAGAAGAGTTAGCAACCAGCACTTCGGATATTATTGTAAAAGATATTAGAGAAACCTACGCTGACAGTGGTAAGGTTAGATTTAGAATTCATGCTCGTCCTAAATACCCAACAAAAGTATTTAGAACAACCAATACATATTTAACAAATTACAAGTTACCTCAAGCATCTTACTGGGGGATCAAAGACGAAGCAACCGGTGAAATGGTTATTGACTTTGATACAGTTGGTACTAAGATCAGCGCAGACAACACCTCAAGTTACTTTGAAGTATACATGGATAATTTGTTTGTAGAGAGATACTATAGAGTTGTTGTACAGACAACCATAGATGGAACCACTCATACAATTGAGAGTGATAAACCATTTAAATTAGCAGAGAATGGCTAAAATTATAGCAGGACCTAACCTAAATGTAATAAAATCTAATACTGAGGTTTTATCTACTTTAGATTTATTGGATAACAAAGCAGGGATACAGTACAGCGGTAGCTCAAGCTCACCCTTTACAACTCTAAACAATGTTGCGTATGCTACCTCCTTAGTTAATAAGAGTGGTATTGAGTTGGGTATTGATTTTACCAACTACGCTAACTTTGTTCACTTTGGATCTGCAGAAGAGAGGTTATCAAATTTTAAAGACAAGCTAGAGGCTATTCAGTATCACGAGAGTCAGTCGATAGTAATCTCAAATACTTTATCAGCTACATCTACCTACCAATCAGAGAGTGTAAACTATCACATTGATGCAGCAAACACTCTTTTACGAGAGTTTGATAGTTACGACAGATTCCTATACTTTGAGACTGGTAGTAATACTTGGCCAAAAGATGCAAATGGAACTTTATTTCCAACCACTGCCTCAGCAGCCATCACCTGGTACAATACTCAACTATCTGCTTCACAAGACTACGATTTAGAGAACCAAAACAGACTACTAAACACATTACCAGATTACATTAAGGAAGATGCAACAAACAATCCTGCGATTGTATTCTGTGATATGTTAGGGCATCACTATGATAATCTTTTAGTATATGCACAAGGTATATCTCAAAAGCATAATACTGATAACCGATTAGATATAGGTGCTAGTAGAGAGTTGATTGGAGATATCCTAAAAGGGTTTGGTATTAAGTTGTATGAGAGTCAATTTAACACTCTCGACCTAGGAAAGCTTTATGTAGGATCGTTCTATCCTACCGGATCAGAAGTAATAAACACTCAGATATCAGGATCAGAGGTTATTCCTCCAATCAAAGATTATCTAGATGGCATCTATAAGCGCATATACCACAATATAGCACACCTCCTACAAGTTAAAGGTACTAGAAGAGGACTTAGAGCTTTGATTAATACTTTCGGTGTTCCGTCCGATATATTAACCATCAAAGAGTTTGGTGGTGTACGTAAGGAAGCTAAGAACTTTGGTCCAGAAACATCTTTCACATCCTCTTTAGATAAGATAAGATTAGATAATACTGGTTCTCTTTTATCTGGCAGTACGGTATCGGTATACGAATACATGACAGAGTTTAACAACTTGTATTCTAACGATAGCCACGTAGTTGAGATTGGTTGGTCTCCTAACCAATTAAAGGATGATTATATCATCGGGCAGGTTTCTGCTTCTTTTAACATTGACGACTATATTGGAGATCCGAGAGATAGGTTCAATGGCAGCTATACTGATTTACAAGATTTCACAAAGACAATTCTAAACACCTCAGAAGATAGAACTATATATGACTTCTTGAGACTACTTAGATACTTTGATAATGAAATGTTTGCTATGCTGGAAGACTTTGCACCTGCAAGGACTTCTCTAAGAAAAGGAGCAATCATAAAGCCACATATTTTAGAGCGTAGTAAGGCTAATGTAGGTGATATGGAAATCACTCAACATACCTATTCCGGTTCTATCAATGTATATACTATAACTGGTAGCGAAGGAGATGTTATCAACCAAGATACATCTAACATCGTTGTAAACAAAACAATTGGAGGAGCAATATCTCAATCAATAGTAGACCAGCGAGAAAGGTTTAACGGAGAGTTGGGTGGTAGTGCTATTGTAGTTTCAAACGGAGAGCTTAACGCTGAGAATCCTTTGAAGAGACTAACATCCCTACCTTTAAACTACGATGTAACAGTTAGTACAAACTTAGATACATTTAGGAATGCAACTGTATCTTCTGGAGAGATGTATATGTACTACTATGATTTTGAAGTACAAATGTTACCGGCACCTCCAGAGGAACCACCAGGAATACTTCCATTTGGAGTTACTCAAGAAGATATAAACTTAGAAATTATAAATCTAAATCCTGACATAGAAGGTTTGGGTGTATCTTTAACAAGAGTTGAGAGTGATGTATATAATGATGACGACGTACTTATATATAGTACCACCCAAGAAGGCTCTTACACCATTTCAGGGATTGCATATACAGGAGATGATATTGTAGTTCAAGCATATGCATTTGATACAGGTAATCCTCCTGCATCAATTTCAATTGAGATCAAGAACGGAGCTACAGTGGTGGAATCAGGAACAGGTACTGCAAGTTTAACTATTACTAACGATCCTGGAGAACTTGTTGTAGGTAGTACTACTTTATCAATTATAGTAAGAATTAGTTAAGATGCCAGCACAGATACCAACATCAGGAGTTAAGTATATCAGAGTAAATAGATACGACAATAATAGTCAAGATATTGCTGATAATATTAGATATGCAAGAACCATCAGAGTTAATCATGGCAGTAATATTCGTCAATACGACATTCTATCTGCTATTATAGATCCAACTGATAATGGTGTTTATTATTTAGAAGTAAAACCTTCTTACAAAGGACAACCTAATGGAGGCACTGGATTAGATGCAGCATTGGTTCCAGCCGTTGAATTTGATTTAGAGTATAACGAATACAATGCTTTGTACTCAAATGCAAATGATAATCAGTTTTCTAGAACCAAACTCATAGTAGAGAGAGGTACTTTTGAAGGAGCTCCTTCTAACCTTACAAACATTCTACAACTAAGAGAAAGAGCCGCAGAAATCCAAGATGATTTTTACGAAGATACAGGCCTAGTTAATGCTAGATTTGCTGGAAGTAGAAATACCTCAACAGATATAAACGTATACCAAGCTGGTGATAATGCAATACTACAGCAACCAGCAGTTGAGCTTACTCAAGAATATTTTGCATACTTTAATTATATCGGAGGAACTTCTCCAGAGATTGTAAATAAAAGTGCAGCATCGGTGAAGTACTTAATAGGATCTGATGGCACTATCCTGGATACAGCTAGCGACGAGGCTGCTGCGTATTTACTAAAATATAATTTTGAATCTGGAAAAGAAGTTATAGTTCAACTAGATGATGTGGATTTTGGAGGCAAGAATATGTCAATCCTTAATGGTACTCACACGATATATAAAGGAGGAACTTCAGCATACCCAGTACTACATAACCACGCAGCAGCAATGCCCCAAGCATATGCTACTAACCAAGATAAGTATTCGTATTTTATTGCTTTACAATCTAAGGCCAGTGGAAGTATTTTATACTTAAATGTATCATCAGGAACGTGGGTAGCAAATGGAACCAATTGGATTACAGGTTCATCTGCTTTATTTGAGGACCATGTTGGCAATCTTGATCTGTATGGTACAGACTATTACCAACTTGGTTTAGGAGTTAACGAAACAACTGCAGATCCAATTTACAACTGGATGCAGAGTGGAGAGCTTGCTGAGGATGCAGACTATACGGAGATACCAGGATCAGCTGATATATTATATAACGAACCAACAGGATATGCTGGAGTACGTGATACTTATACGATCCAACCAAATGATAGAATCATATTTCATTCACAAGTATATCCCAACTGGAGAGTATCTTATCAAATATTTGAAGTGGTAAAAACTGCTACAAACATATATTTACGAGTAGATAGGAATGTTCAATCGAGTGATATTCGTGAGAATAAGTTTGCAATTGTAAGGTATGCCGATGATCCAAAGTCGGTAATTCTAAACGTAGAGAAACCAGCAGGAGGAACATCGGGAGGTATTTTAAAACCAAAATACGTATCTAAGGAAGCTGAAGATAAGATTCGAGCAACCATTAAAGATATGCGTCAAAAAGGAATGATTTAACAAGCTATTTATATAATACAATATAAAATTTAAGTATGGGATTCTTAGATAATACAACAATTACAGTTGATGCTATTCTTACCAAGAAAGGTAGAGAGCTTTTAGCTAGAGGCGACGGCTCTTTCCGTCCTACGCAGTTTGCATTAGCAGACGACGAAATGAACTATGCTTTATACAATCCAGATCATCCATCAGGCTCAGCTTATTATGGTGAGGCACTAGAAGCTCTTCCATTGTTGGAAGCTTTCTCTGATGAGACTCAGACCATGAAGTATAAGCTCGTTACTCTACCAAGAGGTACTGCTAGAATGCCAATCCTTTCAATTGGACAAAGCACAATTATCCTTAAGCAGGGTGAGAGTAAAACAATCTCTCCAGAGACTCTAAACTACCTAGGAAATAATGTTGCAAACGAACCAGGAGGTTATACTGCAATTATTTCCGACGTGAGAGCGATGTCAGAGTTTGTAGGTCAAGGTGTTAACACAGAAGAGGCTGAAAGACTGAATGCACTAGAAACAGTTGGTACTAATGTATCTAAAACTGTTCTTGGAAATAGTTTCTCTTTGAAAGCAACAACAGTCAACACATTGTTTGGAACCCGTACTTCAATTCAAACGACTGTAACTTTCATTGGTAGAGACTCAGGTGCTAGAATAACAGTCCCAGTAACAATTAATAAACTATAATAAGATATGTCATTCTTTCGCTTAGATCCAAGAGATGTTGTTGTTTCTGCTGATTCTGTATCATCTACGGTATGGAGCACAGAAGGTGTATACTTAAATACATTTTTCTCCTCAAGTGCACAACAATTACTGAGTAGTGCAGACTTCTACATGGAGGTACGCTCAGGTAACAATGATACTCTTCCAGTAGAATTCTCAATTGCATATGCTGACGCAACAGGAGGTGGTTCTGAAGATTTTAATGCAGCAGTACCAGGTGTATCACCATCCTCTGCTGTATACAATCAAATCAGTAATCTTGTATTGGGTGACAATGATGAGGACTTTGTGTTTGGAACACAAGCAAGCGATTACTTCTATGTAATATCAGTTGATAGAGCACGTTATCATGAGAAACTATTACCAGGATCCTTTAACCTAGATATCTCTGGTTCACAAGGAAACAGAATTAGACTGACAGATAATAGCTTAGATGTTGTAGAAGAAACCTACACTGAAGCAGGAAGAGTTTATCAAATTGTAAGTGGTAGTAACGGTAGTGCATATGATGGCAGTGGCGTAACTGTATCAGGAAGCTTTGGCTGGTTATTACCAGATGTAGGTATTGCATTATTAAATGGTAAGGCATTAGATTTAGAAGCTGTAGATGGTGGTGCATACTTTAGAATAAACAGAGGTAGTGCTACAAACAACAACAGACTACTTTATGATGCAATTAAAGGTGGTGGAGCATTTAGATTAAACTCTGAGGAAACTATCACGTCAAATTATATCTTTGCTAGAGTAAGAAGTGATGAAGCTAACTACTCTACAAACCCAAGTATGATCTCAGGTTCATCAGGTGATTTACTACATGAAGAGATGATTTACTCTCCAGTAAGCTATGTTACAACTGTTGGTATTTATAATGACAATAACGATCTTTTAGCAGTTGCTAAACTATCTAAGCCATTAAAGAAAGATTTCACTAAAGAAGCATTGGTTCGTATCAAGCTTGATTACTAAAACATATGAGTGCAGTCTACAAAAGGTTAGAAAGAGAAGACACTTTCATATCACCTTATACGGCTCACAAAACCTTTTCTTTTACGAGTGCAAGTTTTGATGAGGTTGGTATACAGGTACTGAGAGCAGTCAGTGGAACCTTTCCATATACGGAAGAGGCACTACGCTATGACATGGTACGTAATCATTTCTCATCCTCTGATGTATCTTTTATCAATACTTTTGATTTAGATGTACCATTTAGTGATGAGGCTAATGTAATCTCTATTCCAAGAAACCTTTATGGAACCAACATAAAGAAAGGATCTTTCAACTTTATATTATCAGAATCAGCAAGTTTATATGATCAGGATGGATTCGTTTTAGAATCTGGAAGTGATGCTAAGGTTGGATATATAAACTACTCAACAGGTATTATTGCTTTGACAGGAAGTGCTTATGAAGAAAGAGATACGTTTTACTCATCCTCCTTTGTAAGCTCATCATTTGAACATTTACAAGTAGTATATACAGCAATAACAGCATCCTTAACCTTGGATCCATTAGTCGATGTAAATCCATTCCAACCTGGTCTAGGAAATCCTACAGAGAATCTTATGTTATTGAGTGCATCTCACGATTTCGGTACTGAGTATATATATGGGACACCAGACAGTTTTGCAGTATTTCCAACAGCTCCTTATCTAGCTCCTCGTATTACTCTTAGTTTGAGTGGTATGACTGCAAGTTATTTTGCTGTGTTGATTGATGATACTGTAAGTGGACAATTGGAATTAGACTTCCAACAAAACCTCTATCATCCTTTAGCAGGAGTAGTTGATTTAAGTAGCAACACCGATTATACTAAGTTCGATTCTATAGAGATTGAGTGGAAAAAGGATGCAAGAGATGGAGACATTGTGACGTATGGATTCCTAGCATCAGGAAGCTGGAGCAGCAGTTTATATGACTATCCAAACTCATCTTCGTATTTTGAAATAATAGATCAGTATACTGCTGCAATTGAGCCAGTAACCCTTACTGCTACTAACACTTATCCAGCAGATATTGCAGCTGTACGTCGCTACGAATCTGAGTTTACTTCTGCAAGTGTAGATTTTAGTTATTTCTTAAGAAACTATACTGCAAGCTTCCAAGCAAGTGAAGAACTTTTAACATACAATTACCACTGTTATGTGGGTCCAAATGAATTCAATTACACCTATAATCCAAGTGTGCTATCAGGATCTTTATCAGGTTCACTAGAAGACTTTGTAACAGGTAGTGAGTTTAGACCTTATGTAACAAGTGTAGGTATATATAATTCTGCAAATGAACTTTTGGCTGTAGGTAAGTTGGGACAATCAACTCCTATCCTACCAGACACACCTTACACATTTGTAGTAAAAATAGATTTATAAGTTATGTGGATATATGAAGGGAAGCCTATCGAGAGCATGGAAGATATGCCCGAAGGTACTTTTGGTTTTATTTATGAGGTTACTCACAATCCTACTGGAAAGAAGTATGTTGGTAAGAAGCAGTTGATGATGAATCGCACACTTCCACCACTGAAAGGCCAGAAGAGAAAGAGAAAGGTTGTAAAGGAAGGAGATTGGAAAACCTACTATGGATCACAAAGTGATATAAAATCTCTACTAAAAGAAGGCTCAGCGTTGGATTTCTCAAGAAAAATCTTGAACTTTGTACCAAGCAAGAAACTTCTAACCTACTATGAAACTAAATATTTATTTGAAAGAGGAGTATTAGAAAAACCAGATGAATATCTAAACGATAATATCCTCGGAAAATTTTATAGAAAAGACTTCTTATGAAACTAACAAGCATTATCTCCGAAATGTACAATCCAGACATGGAGGAGGTCAAGAACCAATTTAAAGATGTACTAGGCCAAAAGCTTGGTGCAGGAGATAATGGTGAAGCATACCTTCATGCTAAAGATAACTCTAAGACATTAAAGTTTACTACTGATGAAGGTGAAGCAGACATTGCTGAAACTATCATGGGTCTTGGTGATAAGCTAAAAGCTTTTAATAGAGTTCATGAGGTTAGATCGTTTGATGACAAAGGTATATGGGTAATAACCTCAGACTATTGTCGTATGGCAAACATCGAGAATGAGGAGTACCTACAGTTTCAAAAAGCAGTAGAGAAGGAGTGTAA